CTACCAAGAGGCATTAGACCAAGCGATTTATTTGCGTAGGGCTATGGCTGAACTGGATAAAACTGAGGTAAGATAAGCCAACTTAACTCAAAGGCACTTAGATGATATTCCACTTAAACGACCCAAAACAGGCTCATTCCATCCTGACAACAGAATGGCCAAAGATGAAAGCAGCGCTGGAAGCTGGAAAGCATTTGGTTATGGAGATCAAGGCCGCCAGCAAGAGCCGTGAACAGGAAGAAAAATACCACGCAATGATTGGCGATATTGCAAAACAAGCAAAGCACATGGGCGCAACATGGGAAGCAGAAGATTGGAAGCGACTGCTTGTGGATTCTTTCTGCAAAGAAACTGGCATCGGTGGCGGGAAAGTCATACCAAACTTGTCTGGCGATGGGATTGTCCAACTTGGCTTTCAGACAAGAAACTTCACCAAAGAACAAGCAAGCGAGTTTGTTGAATGGTTATACGCATGGGCTGCTGAAAATGGGGTGACGCTATGACCAAAGAAAGAGACTGTATCAAGTCGCTTGGGCTTTCATTGAATCACATGGCTTGCTTTCTAAGGCGTGTTGAGCATTGGCAAAACGGGCAAATGGATGTTGATTTGGTATATGCAACTTTCCATCATTTGCTGGCGCTTTCCTATGAGCAAGAGGCGATTGAGTTGGGTTTAGAGTCAAAAGAAATGCACAAGTTTATGTGTGAGTTTTATGGGAAAGACTTGATATGACACAAGATGAAATCAAAGCAATAAAAGACCTAATTTCAGCAACAAAAGAAGTGATTGCAAGAACAGAAGGAAAATTTTTTGGTTTGGAGTATGACCATTTTTGTTTTATGGAAGCACGAGGCGCAATAAATCAGGCTCAAAAAGTATTGGCAAATGATGCGTTAGAAAAAAAAGCAGCGAACGCAAAAGAACTTGGTTTGGAGTATTAAATGACACAAGATGAAATCATTGAGATGGCTAGACAGGCTGGTTTACTAGGAGGCCCTGTATTTGCCCAAGGACTTGAACGCTTTGCCAAACTGGTAGCAGAAAAGGTGGCTGATGGTGTTTCCAAACACGCAGAGACGCACAGGCTGGATGACATTGAAATAGCTGTGGCTGCAGAGCGTGAAGCGTGTGCAAAGGTGTGTGAAGAACTAGTGATTGAAGTTGTTGGTAATTCTGCTTTAGCGGTTGACCAATGCGCTAGAACAATCCGAGCGAGGTGTCAGCAATGAGAAAGTCTGACTATCTTTGGTTAGCTGAAAGATGTTTTTTGTATATGCAACATCCTCATTGCGGCAAACCTTCATTTTGGGAACCAAGAATGTATGAACATCTTTTTCTTTGGGCTGGGTGGAAACCATGAAAAAACGTTGCAAGCGCAAGATTTGGTCAACCCAGATCAATCCCATCCAACACGCAATAGCTGGCGCAACTATCACAGACGAAGCAAGCCTGAACAAACTAAGATTGGCTGAACTTTCCTCACTTGAGGCTATGCGAACAGGAAAAGGAACGCTAGAGGATTGGCGTTATCTCGTTGATATGCTGAACATCTGCCAGACATTCGTGCGTCATGGAATCGGAATAGAGGCTAAAGCAGACTGCGACAAGGCACAAGAAAGCCTCTATAACGCTGCAAAACGCTACGAAAAGACCAAGAAGATGGGATTAGATGGGCAAGGAATCGGAGCGCTCCAAGAGGTTCATGCCTGGCACGATCTCCAGCGGACAAGCGTTGCAAGATCGGTCTATGAGGACATGATTGAAAAGACTCGGAACTACATCCGAAGCAAAGGGAAGGAAGTGGTGGAAGTGTGATTCCAAAATTCAAATATTTCCGCAGCAAGCAACATCTGAAAAACGTTGCCTCGCTGGAGTGCCAAAACTGCGGTGTAGACAACCACACCCAAGCGGCACACTCAAATTGGGCTGAACACGGCAAGGGCAGGGCTATCAAGGCGTCTGACGAATTTACCGCTGCTCTATGTGTTCGTTGCCACTTTCAGATTGACCAAGGCACGATTCTGAGCAAAGAGCAAAGACGAGAACTGTGGGAGAAGGCTTGGAGAAAGACTGTTGCTGAATTACAACAATCAGGAAAGTGGCCTTCTGAGGTTAAAATTGACTCGCTGGTGAGTTGAGCAGTTGCCAGCCTTGGGCGGTTTACGGACTGCCTTTTTTTTCGTAAAATGCCTAAAACCCTGAAAGGCTTATATGAGTGGACTTTTAGCGCCCGCTGCTGAAATCAAAATTGAGATTGAAGAAATTGAGGCAGAAAAGCCTGTGATTGAAGGTCTGACAGCAGAATCAAACGCAAAAACCCGTGACACATTGGTCGAGACTCAGATGCTCGGCCCTGTCAAGGTTGACGCTCCAAACACCGAGTTCTGGCGTGGTCTGGCAAATGTCTGGCGTATTTCCCCAGACCAAGCCAAGCGCCGCCTGTGTGCAAACTGCGAATATTTTGATGACCAACCAGAAACTCTGGAAGCGATGGAAGTCGTTCCCCAAGACGAGTTTGATGCTGATGGCGGTGGTCGTGGTTACTGCCACAAGTTTGAATTTATCTGCCACAACCTGCGAGTCTGCAAGGCTTGGGAAAAGGCTCCTGTTATGAAAGAGGCTGAATATGAAGATGACTAAAGCTGGAGCCAAGAAAGTTGGCAAAGTAATGGGCGAATACAAGGCTGGAACGCTTCATTCTGGCAAGGGGGGCCCAATCGTCAAGAATCCCAAGCAGGGCATTGCTATCGCTTTGAGCGAAGCCAAAAAAGTGATGAAGAAGAAAAAATGAAGGGTCTTTACGCCAACATTCACGCCAAGCGTGAGCGTATCGCAAGGCAAAAGGCCGCTGGAAAGACTCCAGAACGGATGAGAAAGCCTGGTACAAAAGGCGCTCCCACGGCTAAAGCCTTCAAAGAAGCCGCCAAAACAGCCAAAAAGTGATTCCAAAGACGCTTCACTTTGTTTGGGTCGGTGACGAGTCCAAGCGCCCAGATCATTGCATTGACACTTGGAGAACTCTGAATCCTGATTACGAAGTCAGAATTTGGGGCAATGATGATCTAAAAAACACACGCTGGTTTAACGCCAAGCACATTCAGGAAATGGCTCGCCATGAGCTTTGTGGCGTTGCCGACCTGATGCGGTATGAAATCCTCTACAACGAAGGTGGAATCACGCTAGACGCTGATTCTGTCTGCATCGCTCCCTTAGAAGATTGGCTACTCAAGCCTGATGCTTTTGCCCATTGGGAACAAGAGTTAACCCGCCCAGGACTAATTAACGTCAGCGTGATGGGGTCGGTCAAGGAAAACCCGTTCTTTGGTCAATGTATTGAGGAAATCCGACAAAAAGAAACAGTCACAGACTTGAGAGCTTGGCAAACAACGGGCCCAATGCTGATAACCGAGGTTTACAATAAAACAGGTTATCCTCTGACCATATATCCGAGTCATTTCTTCACAAGAGATCACTTTTCAGGCTATCGGTACGAGGGTAACGGGCATTGTTTCTCTACCCAATTCTGGGGAAGTACTGTTGGCTATGAAAGGGCTAAAGAGTGGAAGATTTAATCGAAAACCGTGATGGATGGTGGTGGCCCAAGTCTGATGTTGAGGCTTGGAAGTGGATTCCACGTGAGATGCAAGCCATTCCTGAGTTGGTTAAGTGGGTTCCTACTCGAAATCTGGTAATTCATGCTGGCGGGAATTGTGGGGTTTGGTCAAAGATTTACGCCGAGCTTTTTACTAAGGTTGTGACTTTTGAGCCTGATGACGTTAACTTTGAGTGTTTCAAGAGAAACGTCAGCAATGAAAACGTGGAGATTTACAAGGCTGGACTGTCTGATAAGGCTGGTTTTTGTCGGATGGTTGAGGGTGATGGCGAGGCTAATGCTGGTGCGCTTCAGATTGAGGAAGCCGAAGAAGGCATCCCCATGATGACGATTGACAGCCTGAACTTAGACCCTGACCTTCTCCAGTTGGACGTTGAGGGCTTTGAGGAAAACGCTTTGAAGGGTGCAAGAAAGACCATCATGCGGGCCCGACCGATCATCATCATTGAGCAAAAGCGCCTCGGAAAAAATGGTATGTCAGACCCTGAAATCGCTATAATGATTCAACGCATGGGCTATCACTTTGCGGAGCGAGTCTGGTCTGATAACGTCTTTATTCCCGTGGAACTGTTATGAAACGAGGCAACGAATCATTCTCTGGGTACAACAAGCCTAAGAGAACACCAAATCACCCAACCAAGAGCCATGCGGTTCTTGCGAAGGAAGGTGACGAGGTGAAACTGATTCGTTTTGGTCAGCAAGGCGTGACAGGTAGCCCACCAAAGAAAGGCGAAAGCGAAGCTGATAAAGCCCGCAGAAAGTCTTTTAAGGCTCGCCATGCTGATAACATCGCTAAGGGAAAAATGAGCGCCGCTTACTGGTCAGATAAGGTTAAGTGGTAAGAAAATAGTAAACACCAACGAGCCGAAAGGAATTGGTAAATGGATAGAAAACTGGTGTGGCGCAAAGTCACAGATTTGA